GCGTAGTTGCGCGTTGAAGTCGGTCCACGCAAGGTATCGCAGAGGAGTCCTGCTGCTACCCCAAAACACATTGATGTTCAGGATGTCTAGCGTCTTTGTGCCTTCCGGCAAAACGCTAAAGTTAAAAGTCTCTACAGACTGAGGAAATGTGTAACTTTGTAGGTTACGGAGGCAACCAGTATCACGTACCAGCCGGACACGGGCACCATTGATGTTCTCTATTAATTCAGAATCAGTGTAGAAGTTGGCATTGGCATCGTGAAGCAGCCGACGAACTTCCGTGATATATCCGCCGAGTGTAGCCATTTAGCTTCCATAGTTAAGCGGCTTGAACTTTCGCCCCTCTACCACCTTTCGGCGGTAGAGAGGCTACTTTGTCAACCACTGGGCTAATTGAGTGGTTCCTTGCCGGATGCTGACTGTCAAACTTGAATTCATTAAGACGCGCCATCGCAGCGTCCATTTCGTTCGACATTCTCAGCCATCCAAGTCTTACAAGATATGGAGACTTATTGTCATCTCCATACCCAAAAATATGTTTCGCTGCCAACAACGGTATTTCTACTGGTTTACCAGGCTCAAACGAAAATTGCTTTCCGTCAAAAGAATCTTTAAAAACAGCAGAGCCGTTGTTGGTAACGAAAATGTTGCTCATGGGGTCACAATGTCGCCAAATACTTGAATATCACAAGTGCCACCAGAAACAGCGGTATTAACCTTTACATACAGGGCTTTTGCCGAATAAACGGTAGTGGCCGTTGCAGAAGCAAGGCCCAAATCCTGATAAGTGCTGGTGCTGGTTACATTCGACAGAACCGAAACATTAGACACGGCATTCGAGGCGTTCCCGTCCGATGAGGTCAGGATAACCACGTTTGCCGTGTTAATGCTTTGGTTAGCGTTAGCAATAGTGATACGGCGAACAATGTAAGACGTTCCCGCCAGAACAGGCAGCGTAATCGCAGCATTGCCGGTAGAAGCCACAGAAACTGCTTCGGCTTTGCAAATCGAAAAGTTGCCAAAACTATCTGGGAGCAACGAGCCTACACGATTCGAGTTCATCTATTACTCCTTAGCTGTTGTAGGTGCCCGTAGCAGCATCGCCACCATTGACGGTTACAAGCGTCACGTTGGCATTTGCGCCAGAGTTGCTAAAACGCCAGTTGGTACCATCCGAGAACACCACACCGCCGGTATTAGCAGCAATGCAGGTGCTCCAAGACGAACCGTCATACACCTGAACAGCAACGTTAGCAGCAGGAATCAGGGTGTACATACCAGCGGGGATAGCCGTGTTTCCCGACGAAGAAGTCAGCGCCGTAACCGTAACGGATTGCGGAAATGCGCCAGCATCGTCGGTAGACAGACCTTGAACGATGATTTTATTAAGACCGAGAGCCATTTGTATCTCCTTACAGAGTCAGAGAGTTATAGCCCGTGACTTTGGTCATCGACTTGGGCTTAGTATTGACGAGTTCAGCAATCGTCAGAACGGCACCAACATAACCAATTTGCCAGTTCGGGAGGGTGCTCTCAAATCCGGTAAACACAAACGAACCTTGCTCATGAACATACAGAGACAGGTAGTTGGTGTTCAGCAGATACAGCGTTCCTTCGGGGCAGTACGGGTCGGGATAGATCGGCACACCAGCAACCATCAGTGCGCGGAATGCGGCTTGCGGGCCGTCCGAGTTACCATCAAAACCGGAGCCAGGAGTGATAACGTATTGCTCTTGACCAACATAGTCTTGAGCCAGCAACGTCCACGTTCCAAAACCACAGACACCAAACGTCGGAACTTCAGCGCCGTTTTTGACGGTTCCAGAGATGTATTGCAGGACGTTTTGACGGGTCGGGTTGACAGAACCAGCGGCGTACTGCTTGGATTTCCACCAAGTGTACGTGCTGCGGTTGATGTTGCCGTAGGTCGCCGTACCAGTGCCATCATCCACAGCAGCCGGAAGGCCGGTGAATTGTTGGGCATTGCTGGTATTCGTGTACAGCGAAGTCGCCATCGCGTCCATCATGACGTTGGTCGCGTCGTTCATGCGAGCTTCGATCAGCGGGATAATCGCATAATCGTTCTGTACCGCGCCTTCCATTCCGAGGAACGGAACCGGCGAGATCATCAGCTTCAGGTTAAATTCAGCATTGTAAGCGCCTTGCTGAACAGCCGGTTGAGCAAACGAACCGCTGTAGTCAGACCATTGCGCGTTTACAAACTGCGCTCCTTGAACCGGAACAGTAACAGACGACACACCACCGGAAGCCTGTTGGCTGTTAGCCAGCAGAGCCGCCATCAGGGGGGTCGAGTTGTAGAGTTGCACAACCAGTTTCGGAATAAACGCACGGCGTGTGACGTACGTCAGTTCGTTATACTGATTAGTGCCACTGGCCGGAATAATACCGCCACCAATAGGCATAGTAGTCTCCTAAAAAAATAGCCCGTTAAAGACCAATGGGCTTCGGATTTCGCCGCAGCTCATTGAGTGCATCAGCAGCAGCTTCGCGGGCTGCTACTTGGGGATTTTTCATATACTTTGACAAATCCCACTTGTTCATAACCTGCGGATTGTAGCCAGTAGAAGTCGGCGTTGATGCTTGCTTCATCCACTGCCAGTATTCCGCAGCCGCCTCATGGTTGGTAATGCCTTTTTCCAGCATCACCTTCTCTACTTGCTCGATGTCTTCCTCATTACTGATGAGGTTTTTCTTCATCAGATTTTGACGACGACGAGAGAGTTCCTCTTTGGCTTCCTTCTCACGAAGTTTTGCTTCCAATTCCTTTACTCGTTCATCAGCCTTATTAAAGTATTTTTCCGCCTTATCTTCAATTTCCAGTTCAGGAATATGAAAATCAGGCTTCACTGCCTTAATAGACTTCAGGATGGTACTGCGCGTTTTAGGATTGTCAGACAATTCCTTCAACAGCAGCGCCATTTCGTCGCGTGTTTCTGGGGAGAGATTTTCGAGTGACATAGACTTAGCCCTTTACCATGAATTAGATAACTTTTTTGGTGTCGCCAGGTTTGCTCAGGCTCATACCGGATTTTTTACCGATTTTGCCAGGGGCATCCAGACCACCCATAGCCGCATAACGCGGCGTGTTATAAACTTGACCGTTTTGTTGCTGATTGTCGGTAGGCCGACGAATCGCTTGTGCGCCTTTCGGCTTAAAAAGCTCCATTGTTTTCTCCTAAATTGCCATCGGGGGAGCCTCTGTCCCCTTAAGAGGGGCAGAAGCAGCTACTCTCTGCTCAGGCGTAGCACCGCCAGCCTGCGGTAGAGACTGAATCATGTTCATGATTTCCATCGGCATAAGCTCTTTTGTGCTCTCCTGACGCTTACCAAACTTCTTGGTAAGGCTGGTAACGGCATCCATAAGGGCTTTACCTTCCTCAGAATCAGCGCCAACAGAGCCGATAGCCTGCTCCAGCAGGTCCATAGCGGTCTGTACGCTAATCATTGCAGCCTCTTTTGACCCCATTTTCGGTTCTGGAGTGGACATCGGAGATGCCATAGGCGGGGTTTCTACACCAGAAACCTCCGTTGTTTGCATTTCTACCTCTGTTTCGGCAGGAGTTTCGCCGGTTTGGGCCGGTTTTTTAGCCTTTTCCGCCTTCAACATCTGCAAAATATCGGGCTGCATAGCCATTTTTTACCTCAAAAGTAAGTGCTTACTCCATTTTTGGGCGTTTTAATCCCAATAATGGTTAATGTCAAGTTTAACGACGAGATTTGCGATAACGCATCATTTTTTTGCCATACATGTCTTATCTCCTACGATAATCACGGTTATCCCGCTGTGTTTGGCGCATTTGACCACTTACAGCAGACCTGTTGTAGCTAATATTGGCAGGACGGGACAAATCCTTAATGTCACTGCCGGTAATGCGGGGCTGATCTGCCCTAGAAGTCATGGCGGCATCGCCCATCGGAGCATTTTCGTTCATACGACTTGCCTCAGTTGGGGTTCTTGGGCTTGCTCAGGACCACCCTGAGCAGGTTGTTGCTGCTGCGCTTGCTGTGCCATCTGCATCATCTGCATAGCCTGCTGCTTTTCTTCAGCAGTTTTCAGTCTATCTTTCAAAAGTTGCTTCATCGGCGGGTCAAGCAAATCTATCAAAGACTCACGGTCTATAGCCTGCGCCTTAAACAGATTAAATGCAAGAGCCTGCAAATCTTCCATGAAGATCGGGCTATTGCTATGGGCATCGACCTTAACAACAAAGTCTTTGGTGAATTGTGCAGGTATGAATTTCATCCCCTTTACGTCCGTATAGTGGGTGTCGTCATACACCTGCATAGCCTTCAGATACAGGGTAGCCAGTTTCTCAAGGCTATCCTCAATAATCATGGCACGTTTCTTGGCGCGGCTAGAGCCTAGACGGGCAAGTTGGCTTGCATGGCCTGCGCTTCGTACGCCAGTTTCGCCTCGTCCTTGCAGGACGGAAACGATACCAGAGGCTTCAGCAAACATCTGGTCAATTTCCACAATTTCCCTGAATAGGTCGTTAGGAATTTGCGGTGCCAGTTGTTCGACTTTGGCATTAGGCATATCGGTTGCCAGCATTCCGCCAGGACGATTAAGAGCAAAGTTCTTCTCATCAAGCAGGCCGGTAAACCCGATAAGGGCGGTAGGAGGCTGTACCTGCTTGCTCAGAAGATCAAGAATCTCAGTCATGCGCTTGTTACGCATGTCTTGCAGATAAATGAGCTTCTGTACCTCTGACTGACCCCAATAGTAGTCGTACTGCGGTGTCGGGCAGATTTGTACAAACGGCAGTTCGCCTTTCAGCCAAACGCTCTCGCCAGGGCGGTCATAAATGACAACATCAGGAGAAGCAATAGTAACAACCTGATAATCTTCAATCTCATCGTTCCACAGCCACAATTCCTTCATTTCTACGGTATCTTCTGCTACGCGAGCTTTGTAGCGGTTCAAACCGGAAAGGTCGATATTTACGTTACCGTAGATATTCGGAGTGACTTGGCTTGTAATGATGCGGTCAATAGCCTCTGGAATGTCCGTGCGCTCATGCTGCACACTCGTGACGCGGCGCACAATTTCATCCCGTTTGGGGTGGCTATACAGCCGGTTGTAGAGTTCAGACTTGGTGATGTAGTAGGTCTGGCAAATAGCCTCTTGCCGGTCGGTATAACAGGTATCCTCACGCAGCACACCCATGCACTGCGGCTCTACCATGTATGGCTGGATACCATTCTTGTAGACCAGTTTGATAAACGCCGTATTGAAAACCAGCGCCCATGTAAGGCCCATTGCGTAAACCTGGTCAGCATTGCTATCTAACCATTGGTCATTAAGTGCGCGGGCAAGTACGGGAGTTTTGTTGTATTCCTCCTCGCTAACACTTGCTCCGATATTTACGCTAAACCGCGTTGTTTCTGCTGAGTAGAGAAAGCTCGTTAGCTGCTCAATATGCGGGTAAATCTTATTGTAGAGAGCAGGCGGTGATTCTGGAGAGTTACCAAACAAAAAATAAGAGCGAAGATTAGTGCATTCGCTCTTTCTTTCCTCGACGGACACCATGCACTTCTGTGCGATGTCCATGTAAAAAAACTCGCGTTCTACAGGGTTATCTGGGATTCTCATTCTATTTTCAGATTCTGGTGGTCAGCAATGTAACTTGCCGTTTTAGGGCCGCTAGGATTGGCATTACGCAGTTGCGACAATCCATTCACGTTCTCACCAGCAACCGACCTTGTATTGAATTGGGAAATTTGCGAAGGGCTACCCCACCGCACAGCAAAAGGGTCACTAGGCTGTTGATTAGCAAATCGCGGAGGCTGTGCCTCTCCTTCTCGCGTTGACTTAATATCGCTCATATTGTAATCAGCCGCCAGTTGCTTCAACGTACTATCGTTATGCTTGGTCTTGTCCGATTTTATCGCAATCGGAGTCAAATGCACCTGCATAACAGAAGTACACCCCTGCGGGCATACAGGTTCAGTTCCCTCAAAATACCCGTGTGCCTCACACTTCCATTCCTTGATAACGCGAGCCATGTTTATCACTCCACTATTTTTTAGTCAAGTCTATCTTGTTGATGGTATAAGAGTTTTTATTCACTAACTTTGGTTTCAAGCTAAAACCACTATCATTGTCATACTCTAACAACACTCGTCTAGCGATACGCTTTTTAGGTTTTTCAAGAAATACAAAGTTGTCAGGGTATGTGCTTTTGTAGCTTTTGGTTACGGCTACTTCACCCTGTTCTAGCAGTCTCAGGCCACGGCTAACCTTACGCTGTGTAAGCTCGCTCATAGGCAACGTCTTGTCGATAACGCAATCTTTCATGGTGTCAAAACTGATGCCACAAATCTTGCAAAATAGCTTCATAGACATGGGTTTGTATTCATCGTCCATAAAGTTACGAATACGCTCGTAAATTTCTTGCTTTGACAGGGGGTCAAATAGCTTCACTGCTGCGCCTCCTCAGGCCCAATACCTATACGTTTCAGATAGTTAGATACGCTCCTGCCATACGCAATCTCTTCTGGAGTCTTGTTATCGTCTTTGGTGTTGATTTCGCGGGTTAGCTTCATCTGTATCAGGCGCGGGGCAAGCTGTTCTGCGTATGCCACTGCTGCCAGGCCGGAAGCCATAACCCTGTCGTCCTTGCCTCTACCGTAGGCGGCGATAGTGGGACCATCCCTGATGATAGACTTCATTTCGTCCAGCAAGTCCTCGCTGTAGATACGCATGATATTGCGCTCGAAATAGTCTTTCATGTAGTTCAACATGCGTTCTTTTGTGGCGGCGGTAGTGACGTAGCCTACGCTGTTGGTGGGGCCGTTAAGGTTATCCATCCTGCGCCACAGATAGTGCTGCATGTGCCCCAGAACGTCGTACATGCTCCTACCGCCTTGTCCGCCCATAGCGGAGGCCAGACGCTTAAGGTTACGCATCTCGTTGATTACAGCCTGTCCTGGGCCGTTTACCTCTAGGTTTAGGGTAGAGTTTCTGTAGACACCGGCTATGTAGCAGATAATCCATGCAAACTGAAACGTATTCAGTTCATGTGTACAAAACTCCGCAACTTGGTCCAGGCCGTCAGCATAAGCACGGTAAACCTGTATGCAAAAACGGTCAGCCCAATCGCTACTACCATAAGCGGGGTCAGCACCAATAACGTAATAAGCATTTTGCAGGGGATATTCCCATATCTTGAAAGTAGCCAGTTTCTCCGTAGATTTCGTAAGTTCTGTGTCCTCAAATCTGGCTCCCAGAGAGAAGCGGAAAAACTCGCAATCCCTACCCTTAGCTATCTTCATGCTATCCGTACATCTGGCGGTAGAGAAGAAACTGGTTCCTGACATGATGAAGGCGTAATCCTCGGTAGGAGGGAATTCCTGCATCATCAACCCCTCATCCTTGATACCTTCGTGCAGCTTCCAGCGCCACCAAGCCATCTGGTGACTATTTATCTCTATGCCGTAGAGCTTCTTAATATCCCTCACCCACTCACGTTCTTCTGGGCTTAACTTCCCATCCCAGTAGATTTTGTAGATGTCAGACTTAGGATTGGCAGAGTAAAACTGATTCCTCCACCAGCCTACAAAGATAGCCTTCTGTGTCCTTGCTCTTTTTGCCGTATCCCACATATCGTGAAACATATTGAAGCCACGGGCGGTAGATTCAAAAAGATACAGGCGTAGCGGGTTATTTTCCGCTAGTGAGGCCAGCAGGGAGGCCAAGCCTTCCTCATCACCCCAAGAGCTAGTCTCTGTGCCGTGCAGGTAGGTAATAGCTTTACCGCGACCAAGACTTCCTTTTGCCCGCAGCCCTGCTACTTGGTAGACCAGCCTAGAACGGTTTTTCAGCGTTAGCTGAGTCCTGTTGTGTGCGGTAAGAGGAATCTTCCATTCTTTAGGCAACCCTTCCATGTACATAGAAAGAGTGCTCCTGAACATCTCCCTGTTCTCCTCTGTATCCGTCACCATAGTCCCCTGTAGGCCACCATGAATGAAATGTTGATACAGGTCGAGAGCAAGAGAAATGGTAGTTACACCTAACTGCCTACCCTTGAGAATCACAAAGAAGTGGACATCATCTTCCAACCCCTTTGCTATCTCCTCCATCGTATAAGTCTGTGTCCCCAGAAGGCTGTCCAGCTTACGCAAACCCTCCTCTTTAGTCTCAATCTTGAGCTGGGCACAAAACTGGTAAAACCGCTGTAGGTCAAAC